ATGTAGGTTGACAGATGACCAGCTTCTCCACTATGAGCGTGGTGAACGGCAGAATACATTTTATGACCATGTGTGTCGTGTATCTCTTTAGCTGCAGCCATGTGTTTATGAAACTCATGTTCATTTTCTGGACTATGATGAACCTTACTTGTGTCATGTTCAGCACCATGAATATGAACATCTGGATGTTCTTTGAAGTTATGGTGGTCAACATGAGGTGAAGCATGTTTCATATCATCACTATACTTCTGATGAACTACAACACCAATCTTAGACTTCTTAATCTTCTTGGCTTCATCACCGTGAGCTGTATAGGTGATAGTGTTTGGCGTAAAAGAAACTTTGTTTTTTGCAGCTTCAAACAGATGTTGTTCTTTTAACGTCTTAGTATCTTCATGGTGCATCACATCACCTTGATAAACACCATGTTTAGGTGTTACTTTTGGTAGATGTTTTAAAGCGTGTTTGAGAGTCTTGACTAGACCTGGTGCATGGCCATGGTTTCTTTCAATATCTTTTTCTGTGTGATTAATCTTAGGATTCTTATTGAAAGCAGACTTAGAAGCAACAAAGAATTTACCATTATGTGGATGGTGACCAAAGACGATTGATGGAGAACCATCATACTTCATCGTTAGGTTACTACTCTTATGGCCTTGTTTAATGTGTTCATGTGCTTGTTGTAAAGCACCATAAGCATGTTCAAAACCAGCGTGACCGTGCATTAATGGTCTATCTTCCGCATGATGAATGTGCTTAAGTTGACTGCCTTCGTCAGCAGCCTCTTCCGTTAGAAACGAGTTGAAAGATTTCATTGATTTATCCTAGAATTACAACACACTTTGGTTGTCCGTAGGGTTATTTATACAACTTCTAAACTTATGTGACCGAATTTTTAAAATATTCGGTTAGATACATAGTCAGTTTCGGTACATATTTGGTGGCCAATACCAACGTCTTTCGGGTCCAGGATGCATATCATACGCTTTAGGGTTGCCACTACCGTGCCAACATTCATAGTCAAACCGATGATGTGGTTGACCGATGAATTGTGGTTGAAAGTTATTTTCTTCAGGAGTCTTCAGTATTCTACACTTTCTCAGGTATGAAGCCTTTGCCCACCAGAAGTTACCAGCATAGATTGGATAGGGTCCACAAGTAAGTGAAGGTGAATCTGCGGTTAGAAATGAAGCACCACAGGTGTCGTATCCTTCATCTAGATGTTGTACACACTCTTGCCACTTTTCAATATTCCAGTATTGCATATACCGTCTCCAGTCATGATGATTACTGGATATTCCTTTGTGGTGCATATAACATACATAGAATTCTTCATCCGTAGAGTGAACCAAGTCTTGTATATGTAAAATCGTGGTACCTTCATACCATTGTTGAAATTCTGGACCAAAAGTCTTGTAGTTTATATTGTCTCTATCTAACCATCGAACTTGTAACCATCTAAAAATAGGCTCATTATAGTGCAACATCATATTAATTTCAGCTGCATCTATAAGACCAGTTTCTTCTAGTAGTTTGGTCTGTTCTAGAGTAATACCAATATTACCATTGATATCTAAAGCATGACTAAAGACTTTTATTTTCATTTTAATACGTTTTCAATGTCATCAACAGTGTTTTTAATTAGGTGATTTGTTGTTACATATTCAAAGGCTGCATCTGTATTACTTGGACGCCAATGTTTTAATATTTCAACCAACTCATCTTCTGTTTCATATACTGTACCAAACTTAGATAACAATTTGGCACCAGCAATGTTACGAGATATCCATGGTGTCTCGTTAATCATTGATTCTAGTATGACAAGACCAAAACCTTCAGCATCAGAATTCATGATGTAACAATCAGCATCAGCAATGGCATCTTTGACATCTTTTGGATCCTCAACCATCAATGGAATAACATTGTCAGTTTTCTTTGGCATGATACCAAAACGATTATCATAACCAGTTGTTACCAGTATGGCATTGTCTAAGTTAGCTTCCATAAACGCATTGGCCAATTCAATCATCTTTTTGTTTTGCCAATAACCACCACAAGACAAGAACATCCTTTTATCTTTTGGTATATTGTATTTGTCTTTGAATCTACCTCTAACACCAATACAATCTACTGGAGATATACCATGAATCACTTTACGTGCCTTTTCAGTAACTCCCCATTTTCTGACATGTACCCAATCTTCAGGTGCAGAACAACCAATGTATTTAACATCCTGTAAAGCTTGTAAACACACATAACTTTCGGATGGTTTAATCAACATATACAACATAGGAACACCCAGTTCTTGTAGATGTTTAGCACTCAGCAATATTCTATTCTGAACCTCTACATCACCACCATGGACGACAATTAGGTCAGTATCAAAAAGAACTTTGGCTTCAGATGTTACATGAACACCATTCAAGTCACCTTTGTGTTCACCAGCCAATACAGTAACTTTATGTCCTCTAGACAAGGCTTCTTCAGCCATCTGTTGAACATAATATTCTGAACCACCAGGAAAAGGAGCATATCTATGCACTACAAAACATAATTTCATTTTACACCATAAAAGTAAAGGTCTGTATTTTGGCTTAAGAATTCAAATTCTTTAAACATAGAGTTTATGTCAAAGTGTTTTCTGAAGTCTTCTTCGGTTAAGTTTTGGTAATAATCCCAACCAAGTCCAATTGTTAAAGGAGAATCTTGTGGTGTCGTTCTCGTTGTTCCATGTTCAGCACGACCAGTTGTTGCACATGTCATAATGATTAAACCACCAGTCCTAGTTATTCTGTACATATTACGGAATGTGGCGACCCATTCTGGATTATGTTCAAAACATTCACACGAAATTGCTACATCAAAGCTTTCACTTGGGGCATCAAACTTCTGTCCTTCACAAACAAGGTCAACACCTTTACCTTCAGCAACATCTAAACCAATATAGTCACAACCAGTAAAGAAATCACGAACAGTACCATTGATATTTAAACTACCGACTTCTAGTACCTGTTTCTTGTTGAAGTGGTCAGGAAATTTATCTTTTACATACTTAATGTATTCATTTTGTGCTGGGTGTGACACTATATTTCTCCTCTAATTGTTTTTTCCATTCAGGTACCCGGTTGTATTGATGTACCATTACATATTTTTGACCAAAAGTATTATATACACAGACATCTTCAAATAAAGGTTCTGTACTTAATAATTTTGGCCTAAACCGTTCAATTTTATTTGGGTCTGCTGTTGTACCACATTGACAAGCCCATGGTGTATCGTGATTGACAAACATAGTAACGTCATTATATGTTTTAAGTGACAACAACAAATTAACGGCAGCTTGGTCAGGACCACCTCCACCCTCAACGAACATTGGTGCACCATTACATAATAGACTTACATTGTAACAGAAATCTAAGTAATCCTCACAAACGCCAGCAGTAGTGCCTGCATTGTAAATAGGTCGTTCTTTCATATGGTCAGCGGCCACAGGACCAAATGACTTGTACATATTATGAATACCCCAATCCTCATCTTTGTACTTGAGTGATTCACAGGCTACAACAAGTTTCTTATCACCAATGTTTTTTTCTAACCAATCGGATGGATCACTTTGAAAGATAACATCAGCCACATCGGTGTTAATGACGTATCTTAATTGACCTTTTAATTGATTTAATATTTGCCATATGTGTAAAAACCGAATATTAACAATATTGAACTGTTCATTCAAATTAATATTGATGACATTAAAGTTAAGGTTTTTTAATTTATTGATTACATCTTCTTCGATGTTGTAACAAATCATAAATTTTTGGCCAGAAAATCCACTCGCTAAAAGTGAATTGACCCAAGGTGCAATCTTTTCAAATTTGTAACCGGTAATAAAACCAACTACTGCATCATTACTTTTGTCCATGGGAAAACTCCATTATATTTTTTATTCATCACTTCGTTGCCGTTTTTAAAGAATTCGGCATTAACGGAACCCTCATTACCATCTACACGATAATTCACCGTGTACT